AATGGCAAGACAGAGGTACCTCGGGAAGTGGTGCACCTGTTGCAATTCATGACGCTGACAGTGATATAGTTAGTCAAACCACAAGAGGTAAAGACTATAAAGATAGATTAGCAAATGGTAACTATCTTGATAACACTGCAAGTCATTTTGTATTAACTTTAGGTGATACCCCATCAACAGCTTTGATTTCTATGAAGTCTACTCAATTAAAAATTAGTAGAAAATGGAATTCATTAATGATGGGTTTAAAACTACAAGGTAAAAATGGTTTGTTTACACCACCAACTTATAGCCACATTTATAACTTATCAACCGTGCAGATGTCTAACGACAAAGGAACATGGTTTGGTTGGGAAGTTGAAAAGATGGGTCCAGTTACAGATAAAGCAATCTATGACATGGCTAAATCTTTCGCAATGAGTGTAGGTAAAGGTGAAGTGGAAGCTAAACACGGATCAGAAGAAACCAAAGACTCAACACCATACTAAATAAAATCCTAGGAGTGGGCGTGGAAGCGAGAGTGGAAACGCCCATTAAAAATTATGTTTGAAAAAATATTTAAAGGATTAGAACGTGCGCATGGTTGTACCAAGGTTACATCACCGGCAGAAAACGGTGTCAAACTAAAAGGACAGTCATTCGTAGTACGTCAACCAGTGACCACGGAACTGTGGGAAATGCACCTAGATGGTAGACAGAGTCTGGGCATCATACCTATTAACGAAGATAACCAATGTGTGTGGGGATGTGTTGACATAGATTCATACGCAGGGTTTGATCACAAAAAATTAATTGATAAGATAAAACAATTTAAACTGCCTCTGGCTGTGTGTAGGTCAAAGAGCGGAGGAGCACACGTCTTTCTCTTTTCGGATCAACCCGTAGCTGCAGAAAGAATGAGGGATAAGTTAACAGAAATAAAAACACTACTAGGATACGGCGGATCAGAAGTCTTTCCAAAACAAATACAATTAAAATCAGCAGATGACACAGGTAACTTTTTAAACCTACCATACTTTGGTGGTGAGGATACTACACGTTATGCATTCAGAGCAGATGGTGAAGCTGCAACACTAGAAGAATTTTACACTATATACAGTGAAATAAAACAAACAGACATTACAAAAATAAAAATAGAAAGACCGCAATCAGAATATTCTGATGCACCACCGTGTATAGAACTTATGGCTATGAATAAAATACCAGAAGGTGGTAGAAATAATTCTATGTTTCATTTTGGTGTGTATGCTAAAAAGAAATGGCCTGCAGAATGGAAGAGTAAGATGACATTGTTTAATGCAACAGCATCTACGGTGCCATTAAGTGAGTCTGAAGTAGAAATAATTAAACGTCAACACGATAAAAAAGAATGGGGTTACAAATGTAATGATACACCAATGTGTAACCTGTGTGATAAAAAACTATGTAGAGAAAGAAAATTTGGTATTGGTGAAGAGATAGTATTTCCTGCACTGACTGACTTACAAAAAATTAAATTAGAAAAACCATATTACTATTTAAACGTAGATGGTGAACGACTACACCTGGAAAACGTAAAGTTTTTAAAACAACAAAGTTTATTCCAGGAAGCATGTATGGAACAGTTAGATTTTAAACCACCAACAGTAAAACCAAAAGACTGGGACATGATAATAAACCCACTGATGAAGAACCACGAACCAATAGATGCACCAGAAGGTGTGACTACACAAGATCAATTACAAAATCATTTAGAAGAGTATTGTATTAATAGACAAGTATCTACAGATAAAAATGATCTTAAAAAAGGTGGTGTGTGGACTAGCGAAGGCAATCACCACTTTGTGTTTGACAGATTTTACAATCAATTTTTAATTAGAAAACGTTGGGACGTACCATACTCACGTACAGCACAAATGTTAAAAGAAACATGTAACTGTGATGACAAACGTATTGGTAAAGAAAGAATCTCTGTGTTTGTAGTTGCACAGTTTGACAAAAAAGAAGACGACTACAATCAAAAAGAATTAAAACCAAAGGATATATTTTGAGAACGATTGTACTAGGACCACCAGGTACAGGTAAGACTACAACTTTGTTAAATAAAGTTGATGACTATCTAAAACAAACAGATCCTGACAAGATAGGTTACTTTGCATTTACACAGAAAGCTGCACACGAAGCAAGAGACAGAGCAATTAAAAAATTTAATTTAACAGAAGATGATCTACCTTATTTTAGAACACTACACTCACTAGCATTTAGAAAACTAGGATTAAAAAAAGATCAAGTCATGCAGCCAAGACACTACAAAGATTTAGGTAAGAAGTTAGGGTTTCCTGTAACGTACGCTGATTATCAAGAAGACCAAGGTGGTATCTTTACATCAGACAGTGAGTATTTAAGAATTATACAGCTGGCACAACTACGTAACATTACACCAGAACAACAATTTGATTTACAAGAACACACACAAGACCTGGAAAGAGATCAACTTAGAATTATACACAACGAGTTATCAAGATACAAAAAAGAATATAACTTAATAGATTTTAACGACATGATTTTAGATTTTACAAAATCAGATATGTCACCGAAGTTTGATGTAGTATTTATTGATGAAGCACAGGATTTATCATTGATGCAGTGGGACATGACACGATCTATTTGGAATAAAACAAAAGATTCTTTTATTGCAGGTGATGATGACCAAGCAATATTTAGATGGGCTGGTGCAGACGTAGATTCTTTTATAGCATTAGAAGGACAATACCTACCACTAACACAGTCTTATAGAATACCGGCTAAAGTACACGGACTAGCAATGGGTATAATAAATAAAATTAAAAACAGGATAGATAAAACATGGCAACCTAGAGTTAGTCAAGGACTGCTACACAGACATTTTGATATAGAAAGCGTAGACATGTCAACAGGTGACTGGTTAGTACTAAGTAGAACTAGACACATGTTAAATGATTTAGAGGAGTCTTTGTATAGACAAGGGTTGTATTACTCAAACAGATACAAAAGAAGCAGTGAAAAAGAATTACACCAGGCAGCTACATCATGGGAACATTTACGACAAGGACAATTAGTAGCTTACAAAGAAATAGAAAACATGATTAAGTTTATAGGACCAAAACATTGGCATGCTAAAAAAATAAAAGGTATGGCTAAAGGATCTTTTTATGGAATGGATCAACTTGTAAAAGATTATGGTCTACAAATAAAAACAGTTTGGTATGAAGCATTTGACAACGCAGGGCAAACTAAGGTAAACTACCTACGTAAGATGAGAAAGAATGGCGAAAAACTAAACGAAAAACCTAGAATAGAATTATCTACCATACATGCAGCTAAGGGTGGTGAAGCAACTAACGTTGTACTGCTAACAGATCTTACAGAAAATACTATGCGAAGTTACGAAAGAAATCCTGACGACGAGAATAGATTATTTTATGTAGGTGCAACACGAACAAAAGAAAATTTACATATAATAGAACCAAAAAAATATGAGAAGGGATATATACTATGACCAACAGTGAAATATTTAAAAAATCAGTATATGATTCTTTAGATAACCAGGTAGGCGGGAAGCACTATCGCAAAATGAAAATACAACCTGCAGAATTTATAAATGAAAACAAATTACTTTTTGCAGAAGGCAACGCTATAAAATATATTTGTAGACATCAATCTAAAGGAAAAAAACAAGACATCGAAAAAGCAATACATTATTTAGAAATGATACTTGAAAGGGACTACGATGCAGATACCTCTATTTAAACCACAGACAGAGTGGTTACCACCAGAAAATTTTCCAGATTTATCTAAGTATGATGAGATAGCAATTGACTTAGAAACTAAAGACCCAGACTTAATGAAAATGGGATCAGGTTCTGTTGTGGGTAAAGGTGATGTTGTAGGAATAGCTGTGGCTGTTGAAGGATGGTCAGGTTACTATCCTATTGCTCACGAAGGTGGTGGTAATATGAGTCGAGCAAAAGTTTTAAAATGGTTCCAAGGTGTACTAGATACACCAGCAGATAAAATATTTCACAACGCCATGTATGACGTGTGTTGGATTAGAGCGCTCAGTTTAAATATTAACGGTAAAATAATTGACACGATGATTGCATCGGCCTTAGTTGATGAAAATCAAATGCGTTATGATTTAAACAGCTGTGCTAAAAGATATACCGGTAAAGGTAAAAATGAAAGTGATTTATATGCAGCTGCAAAAGATTGGGGTGTTGACGCCAAGGCAGAAATGT